TTGTTTCACGTAACGCAACGAAAGAACCGTATGTAAAACTAACGAGGTCATTCTTTAAATATGGTACCTGCGAAGCCTCCCATCGACCACGAGGATTAAGTGCTTCACCATCCTTCCCATCCTCTCCTTTTTGAACAGTCACCAGCCAATCAGACCCGGTGCCCGGTTCTTGCTCTGTACCGTCAGGGTTTACACACAGATAGCGTGAACCATTATGTGATACTTCATTATAGTAACCGTACTTACCCTTAACCCAGTCTCCTTTCCATAAAGGTATACGGACAGACTCTCCAGTAATTTCATCTATTTGAAAAATCAGTCCGGTCATAATGATATTTTGTAGTACTGCTGAATAATTATCAGCATTAATACCCTGTACGGTCATTCCTTTTTTCTTTCCGAACCATGAAGGCATCTGAGATGGTTCAGGGTCCCAGGTGTTCGCATGGTCAAAGAAAGTAATGCAATTACTACCATCACGGGTATCAATCACAATATATGTCTGACGCTTTTCGTTCGTGAGGTTTCCTGTCTGACCAAGTTTCAGTTCCTTATATGGAACAGACTCTGTATCCGGCCTTGGAGCCATAACAAACGTCTTGGCATCATAATCTACAGACATAACACGGAACTGCATTTTTCTAAATCCTGCAAATTCTCCGGAAGTTGCATTTTTATCATACCAGAATCCGGTCAGTATATCACCGACATACTGTCCACATGGTATCCCTTCATCCAAATCCGGAACAACAGTCCATGTACCATCCCCATTATCGGTGAAATCTTTAACTTTTAACCCGCCACCAGGTGATATTATATTGTACCCCATGAAGTAGGTCATGAAGTTGTATCTGATAGCAGGTACAATTAATTCAGAACGCAGAAAAAGAGATTCGAGTTCCGCGATACCCTTCTCATCAATTATACCACCAGATACATTCGTAATAAATTCACCGAAAGTAAGGTTTTTCCCTATTTTGGCGCCACCCAATAAGGAAAGAAGAAAATTAGTCGAATCAGGTCTATCCTTACGGAGACAATTTTTCAATTCCTCTATTATAATTGAGAAATTAGATGCTACACGGGCAAAATTACGTTCCCATTTTAAACGCACATCACGCCCCGTATCATTCATCCCATTCCATGGAATGATATTCTCAAATTCATTTACGATAGCAGATTCATTATCTCGTGTCTGTGTCGTGTCTGTCATATCAATTCTAATTGTTGTCCGTTAAATTCCAGCAAAAGCGGCTGCCAACATATCTTCTCTTCATACGTATCCATATCGCGGTACCGTAGCATATAATCCGAAAAACGGTTACGTTCAGTCCGATTACCAGGAAGGAGCTGAGCATGAAGTACCGTTACTGGCCCGTGTGATTTATCCTTGTCATACGAATAAGACATAAAGCTGAAGGAAAAACTTTTTCCAGCTCTGGTCAGTTCGTGCATTTCTTTTATGGCTTCATATATTTTCATTGGGCAAATTTATTCAGACATATAAGCAGAAAAAAGGACATAAAAAAACTGCCGACCTTCACAGGCGGGCAGCCAAAAAGAACTATTTGAAGTGGGATTTATATAAGAAAATTATGAGTAAAACACATGGAATAAATAGCCAGAACCACGCACAGACAAAAGGTTTTTTATCAACTGACTTAGCTGAATTCAATTCAGAAACAGACTCCGTAGAAGTACTATCAACAGAAATATTTTTATCACGAATCAGCGATGTGCTATCGCGATTGTAAGACTTATCGTGTACCAATTCTGTTTCTTTACTAAGTACAGGTACAGGGGTTCCGGAAGAGTCATTCTCTATCTGATAATCTCGTATTACTATACGGAAATTATCACGCCATGTTTGTGATAACTCAGATAACGACACATGATCATCAACTGTGAAAGTCTTATTCTCAGTCTTATTTTCAGTCTTATTCTGAATTGATTCATCCAGCCGTGCCGTCCGGCACGACTGGAGTATCAACCCTAACATAACCAACAAAACAAAACCAGTACAAATGACAAATAAGATATTACTTGAGTCAATCTTTTTCATGATGTAATAAGTGCAGCCTTAGCTCGGGTTAAATGTTCACCACGGTCTTCTAAGCCGTTGTAACCACCGTTAATTTTTTTCGTGATTTTCATCAGCTGGTCGCGGTCTGCCAGTTCATTCAGCTTATTACGGTACCAGAACCATCCGGCCACCAGTGAAGCAAGTCCTGGCTGCTCTACCCGTTCAGGGTGGTGCAACAGATCATACTCACGGTTGGTATATTCGTCGAACAATTTATAATTCGTACGGCCAGTAAGCTGAATAAGGCCACGCCCTTTGAAGCGAGGGCCATCACCTGGCATCACGTTTCCCAAATCTTGTCGGCCTTCGTATGCTTCTCCGGAAGCAATTTCACGGACATAACGAAGTGAACCACTCTCATGCGCGATTTGAGCAAGGAAATGCGCCTGACGCATCGGAGTATCAATTTCAAATGTGGCCATTGTATCGTTCAGATGCGGCAAGAACTTGTCGATATTGGCATCTGTCGCAAATGGCATAATCTTTTTAAGGGTTGTTTTGTCCATCGTTAATATTCTTTTTAAGTTTATACCGATAAGTGTAATCAATGCCGAACAAGCTGCCGGCGAATGTACTCACCTCTCCATAGGCTATTAATACAGAACTGTGTATTTCACCTACAGGAGGTGTCCATAAACCCATTATCAGCATTACCATGCCGCTAACCGTAAGGAACGCGGCCATGGCAAGCTGTATTGTCATCTTTTTATTTTGCATATATATCTGTGTTTGTGTCACTGCAAAATTACTCGAGAACCGCCCGATAAAAAAGGACATCATCGGCTGGCATTTTTCTCGAGCATCTCCAGCCTTTTAATTCCATCCCTAACGGAACGGACGTTAACCGTAAGGTCTTTTGCAGCGATGGCCGACAGATGTATGTTGGATTTCTGAAGCTCTTTCGCGATAATCTTAATCCAGGCCAGAATCTCAGAAGAAGAAAATCCCCCATTATCCACCGGAATAGGGTTAGTCGTATCATCTGTATATCCGCCCGAATAACGCCCGCTCCGGACACGAACTTGCTGGAGTATCTGTGTCGTATTCAGCATACCGATTGTTCCATTTTTCTGCGCGATGTCAAAGACATCCAGGAACTGTTTTACATGCGGGTTGGCCACGCCTTCATGATTGGTCACGAATTCGTTTTTGTGGACAGGGATAACTCCGGCCACATCATGCGAATCGCCTTTAGCCGTATAACCCTGAACGTAGTCATCAGAATAACCACCGGTGTAAAGTCCTTTAGCTTCATCAGCCTGCTGTTTTGCCACGGCAATCTGAGCCATACCAGCTATTACTGCTGCAGCTGCTGCAGCTGCTCCTAAAGCAGGTCCAACTACAGGAATACCCGCCATTGCTTTATAGGCTTCCATTGCAGACACAGCCGTACTTGCTGTTACTTGTAATACCTGAAGGGCAAACTGTTTATCGGCATATTTTCTTTTTACAGCTAAAATCGCCTCTTCTTTCTGCTCCTCAAGTTCGGTTGTATCCTTACCTTCTTTTTGGGCTGCCTTTATCTGCGCGTCATAGCGTTTTTCTATTTTGGATATTTCGCTATCCTGCATGGCGTTCATCAGCTGGGACATGGAACCTGCCAACTGGTTGAATGTGTCCAGTGCAGCCTTACGAACCTGAGCGCGTTCTTCTTCTTTCTGCTTGTTTATTTCCGATAACCTATCCTGGTATTCCATCTCGGAAATAATACCTGCATCATGGAATGCTTCAAGAAGTGCCAGCTGGCCATCAAGACTTTGTTTATATTTGTCAAGAGCGTAGGTATCTTCAACCGGGTCTTCTTCCTCGATGATTTCCATCTGACGCTCCTGAGTCTTTACCGGCTGCTGGTTAGCCAGTTTATTTGCATACAGTCTGTTGGCTTCAAAAGTCATAGCAGATAGAATCTGCTGGTCAATCAAAGAAGCGTCCATCTTAGCTTCAGCGTATAACTCACGCTTCTTGCTAAGGTATTTAATCTCCAGGTCATATAACTTCTTCTGGTAGTCTTCTTCTTCAACCAAGCCCAGTGCGTGCTGACTGCGAAGGTCCTTCAGCTGTTGCTCATATTCTTGTTTAGCCTTTCCTACCTTATCGTCCGTCTCATTTAATACCGGTTCCGTAAAGATGTCCTTACCTTTAGGTATTTTATTAATAATTGCTATCAGCTGATTTTTCTGGTCAAGTAATTTAGCAAGTTCGGCTGCTTTTTCATCTGTATCATTATCTAAAGCGCGTATAAGTGCTGCTTTTTGAGCCTGGTTTATGTCACTTCTCGATTCGATAATCTTTTTCTGCTCATCATAATATTTACGATATGCTATTGTTTCTGCGGACAACTTATCTTCAATAATCTGTACTTCAGATTGAGCGTCTTCCCTCAACTGACTAAGCTGACGCTTATTAAGCGTATCCATATTTTTAGCCCTATCCTGAACCGAGCGCAAAGAATTCATCTCATCTGCATTCTGCTGCAAAGCATCGTTCAATTTTTTTTGCGACTCCGTAGTTTTGTCCGTCTCATCACGGAACATGGAAAAATATGTAATTGCAGCTGTGGCACCAGAAATGACAAGGCCCCAAGGACTTGCTTTTGTGGCCTTGCTGAAAAGATTGGTTGCCATGGTAGCCGCTTTTGTGGCCACGGTGTAAGCTTTTTTTGCTAACGTCGCACCATTAACTACCAGTACATAAGCCGCGATGGCAGAAGTGACCGTCACTATTACACGTTTGTTTTCCATCAGTACAGACACAACGGCACTCAGTCCCTTCACTGTCAGAGAACCGGTGGATACCATGTACTTCATGACGGGGAGCAGCTGCTCTCCCAACTCTACGCGAATATCGGCAAAGCGTTTTTTGGCTTTGTCTAATTCTGCCTGCACGGTGGAGTTTTGTACGGTAAATTCGTTTACAACAGAAGTTCCCTCTATAAATGCCTGGTTGGCTCCCAGCTGTTCCTTACGTACCTTTTCCACACTTCCGGCAAGGGCTGAAATCACGCTGGCAGCTTCCGCTCCGGAAAGGCTCATCTTGTCAAGAACCGGGGCCATCTTATCCATACCGCCCATACGATTCAGGGCTTCCAGGAAGGTAAGTACCGCTTCATTCACGTCCTCACTCATCAGTTTGGTGAACTCTTCCACCTGCAGTCCGGCCAACTGGGCGTATTTGGATGGTTCCTGATACAGTTTAAGAATCAATCCGGAAAGAGCAGTAGAAGCCATTTCTGAGCGAAGCATATTCTGGTCAAGAGCCGAAGCAAATCCCATGATGTCGGTAATTGCCATGTTAGCCTGTTTACCGACACCACCCATACGGGCGGTAAATTCAACCAGGTACGGTTCTGCAGCTGAAGAATTCTGTGCTACAGAATTGACTGCAGATCCGACAGCCAGCATATTCTCCTTCAGCGAACGGTCGCCGGTTCCGAACATATCGGCCAGCTTACCAATTTGGGTAATGGCCTCTTTACCCAAGTCCTCACCCAAGGCAACATTAATCATGTCGGCCGCTTCGACGAATTCCTTCACTCCTTCCTTGGTAGAAATACCCAGTTTCCCGGCATCCCCTGCCAGCTCGTTCAGCCGTGTACGGGCCGTACGGGTATCCATCTGCTTGAACTCCTCGTTCAGCTCTTTCACTTCATCTTTAGTCAGTCCGGTATATTTGATAACCTGCGACTGGGCTTCCTCCATTTCGGCGTATTCATTCACACAGCTGCGCATGGTCAGCGTGATACCGGTTAATCCGGCAATCGCGCTGGCCGCTATGGCTCCGTATTTATTGAAACCATCGGTCAGTTTAGACAGGCTGAAACGAGTCTCATTTGCCGTACCACGAAGTTCCTTTATTCGGTTATTGACTTCCTTCAGCTGTTCGGAATACTGTTTGTACAATTCCGTGTTGGGGTTCAGCTGGCGAAGAATTGCGTTTAAATCCTTCTGTCTTTTTCCCAAATCACGCAACGACAAGTTGGTCAATCCTATCTCCTCATAAAGGTTATCGTATTCCTGCTGCAGCTGCTTGAGAACATTAGCCTGCTGCTTATATTCTTCCGAAGTCTCACCGAATTGTTTTTTTGTCTTCTGGAGTTCACGGTTGGCCGACCGCATTCTTTCCTCCAGTTCAATCATTTTCTGCCGTGCCTGGTCTTGCTGTATCACAATCTCCAGCTGCATCCTATCAATTTTCAAGCTCATCGTGTTATTGTGTTTGTGTTAATCATTAACTATCCAGCCAACGGCCTTCATCCAGCCATACTCCTCCGTCACGCCATTTCCCATCCGCAAGAATCCATCGCTGTTCGACTTCAGTATCCGGGATGTCCGCCGGATAGAATGTACCTGTCCATGCTTTAGTCCGTCCGTTCGGTCCTATGGTATATTCAATCTCTTTCGCTAAAAACCGACGGTTGAAAATTTCAAATACCGAACTTGCCGGATATACATTGCTGTCATAACAAGTTATCTTGACCGGATTTTTACGGTCCACCTTATATCCGTTGCTATAAAAGTACTTATCCATCTCTGTTAGATTGAAGCTGGGAAAGCTAGATGGAAGAATTTGCGGAGCACCACCGGCGTTCATGTACCTGTCAGAAAAAGCAAAAGGGAAACCCCAAGGCATAGGAGAAAGCAACGACCCTGTATTCAGCCCATAATAGAATGCAAGAACCACATCACCCTTGCTTTCGCTTTTCTCTGTCAGATTGTTCACCATATCATACACCGTTTCCGTCACCGTCTCATCCGATTCTGTATCTTCTTCTTCAGCCCCCGAAACACTTGGCACATAACAATCAAATTCGAGGAAGGTTACATCAGGGTATGAGTCAGGTGTATAACATTTTCGCTTCACAATCTCGGCAGGAATGAATTCAAATTCCAATTCAGAAACCGCATTTTCGCGAACTAATGCCGCAAGCTGGTCCACTACTTCTACTGTCATCTCAAACGGCTCACCGGACAAATAGATCATCTTGCAATCCCATGCGGAATAATAGAATATCGTATCTTTTACCCGGTTTTCTGCTTTACCGAAAAAAGTGAAATAATCTGGCTCCACCGTTTTATGTTTTGCCGTATTTTTAACAATCTCGGGCAAGCATCTCAGTTTATAGTACTCCGTATCAGGTAACTTATAACTGATGGTGGAATTAGTAGCATCCCCATCTTCCTCTTCCTCACATTCTACTGTGTACTCATCGACCACGTTCTGAAGATGTACATATTGCACCTTAGGAAGGAATGATACATTCTGGAGGAAAGAAACCGTTTTATTTTTAGGGTCCAAAAGGAAAGTCCCGTTAAAAATGGATTCTACACTTTCCAAGAAATCTTTAACTGTCCAACCAGGAAGCATTTCATTCCACTTGTACGTATTCCTGCAGTGTACGAGATAGACCCACTTCCATTGCGTTTCTTCTATCGCATTAAACTTAAGCGTGTATCCCAAAGCCTTGAAAAGTTCACGAATAAAAGCACAAAGAAACGGTTGCGGAATGTAATCGTAATCCTGTATATTGGGATGTGGCTCAACAGTACCGTTAAGAGAACCGTCTACTGAATTAAACAACCAAATGTTTTTATCCACCTTCTTATCACTGTCGTAGACCATCATCAGGTTGTAATCTACATCGGGATACGTTTTACGGGCATAATCAGCAGATATCGAGCCATCTACAACCGGATTTGTCTCTGGCATTTCCAACGTAGAAATCAACTCATCGGAACCAATAAAGTAATTTAATTCAGAATTACCTGCTACAAGCTGTATACTAACTGTCGTATCTGTCCAACCGGTAATAATCTCTGTGCCGTTCAGATACACCCGGTTGTCAGCCACCAACACGGCCTTTCGTTTGGTTGCCGGACGTTTGGTAATGTTAAGTCGGTTCAGGAAACCGTACAGCTTGGCATTCTCCGGAACAAGAAGAGACAGTTCAATGTCATACGTATATTCACCGTTTTTTGTGAAAAACGCATTCTCGTGCTTTACAGTGATAGAAAAACCTGAAGGTAATACCACCTCTACGCCATCTATGAATAAATTAGTCATAGCTCGTGAATTTAAGTCCCATTGAAAGCCCGTTTAACCCACCAAAAATCTGATACTCCCATTCAATCTTATATGATTCTTCAGGAATAATATCAACACAATCACTCTCCGCGCCGCGCAAGAAATCGCGAAAAACAAGCATGATATGCTGAAGTTCGCAATAAAGTGCCAACTCTCCTTCTTCATCCAGCTGGCCAGGGGAAACACGCTGGCAAACGAAGATGAAAGCCTGCTGGGAATCTTTTACATTATCGGATTCACCGACCGCCTGCGCATCCGGATAACTTACGCACAAACATACACCGGACTTATTTTGCAATTTTTTGGTCATGTGAGACTCATTCACCGAAAGAACGATGTGTTCAATCTTATTTTCCAACTCCTGATTGGTTTCATATACCAGCTCGCTGATATACTCACGAAAAGCCTTAATATCTATCATAATACTCTGTTGTTGTCCGGATCAGCGAAGCGGAAAGAGAACTCTACCGCCTTCAGTACATTTTTCCGGAAATCGCGTTCATAATTATTAGCCGAAATCACAATATCATACCAGGTACCATCTACCAAAATTTGAGCCTGCTGTGCCCCTACGAAATCATGCCAGAGCTTATAGTCCGATTGCAGGAATATTGCGCCAGAATTTACCGTATATTCATCTGCCGGGTTTACCACAAACTTGCGCTCGACACCCCACATGTAGCCCGTCTCACTGTCATCTGAACCCTTCAGTACCATGGAACCGACCGCACACACCGTCTCCGGCACATCAAACATATTCAGGAATCGGAAGATATATTTCTCCGCATAAGCCGTACGGTCTACATGAAGCATCAAGCCGCCCACCGTGGCAGAATTAAAGTCCTTTTCGAATAGTTCCTTCAGCCGGGCATAAGACACATCCAGTGTACACACAGACTTATCGCCCACATGCGTATACAGTGTTTTAGTCTTGACTTGTCCGGACAGATCCGTAATTGTTGCGCTGATGTTCTGTCCGGAAGTCAGACAAAAACTTGCATATTCTGACACATCCGGGCGTGTTACCTTCGCGCTGATGGGCGACAATACTCCAGGAGCCGAAGCCGATTTTTTGGAAATGAACCGCGAAAACAGCACATAAGTGTCCGTATCCTTTTCTCCGTTGATAAGAAAGCTGAAGGTACCGGATACCCGCTGTTGATAAGTTGTATTCCCAGAAGGCCACACACCCCATAAGGCTTTTGCACAGAAACGGCCCAGCTTACGTACACGTACCTGGTATGCCGCATCCGGCACATACTCTTCAGACAGTATCGTCTGCCCGTTGAATTGCACCGCAAATGTGATAGTAGAATCCGTATCAATGATGTAATCGGGCATGTCGGCAGCCAGCTCGACAGCGCCCGGTCTTTGAATTACATTCATACTCTGAAATACTTATTTGTTTTAGAATTAGATGGTAGCAGGGGAATGTCTTCACCTGAAGTACCGTCACGTAACTGTCTCATGCGCTCCAGCCAGTCGGCCGCATCCGCCTCGAGCATGGCGGCCATCCGCTGGGTATCGGCCAGCGATGCCGGCTGTGAATCGGCCATCCCGTTTGCCGCATTGAACCCCTGCACAACCGAATAAGGGATAAGCTGAAGGGGCATTCTCCGCAATGCCACCGACATGGTAAGCAAGGCCAGTGCCTTGGACGCCGCATACCTTACATCAGATGTGGCAGATTCCAAAAGCGTTTCAAACCCTTCACCATAGGAAGGCGCCACGGTGTCAATCTGTACCTCACGAAGGAAGGGAAGCAAAAGAATATACATCCGCTCGGACTGTGATATAGGGAAATAAGTATCAAACTCACGTCCGGAACGAATCAGCAGGCCAGCCGCATTACGATACGCATCAGACTTCTGCCAATCTGCATCCTTTGATTCATTCAGCCAGCGAATCAATCGCTCCACCGCACTGTAATACGCCTGCAGGTGGATACTGTCATCACGGTCCAGCTGCCACTCCCAGGGGATTTTGTCGGTACCGTCGGAAGACAGCTTCACCTTGCGGCCACTGTCTTCATGACTGACATCGTTACGCTGGAAGTAATGCAGTGTGGCCAATAATGCAATAGGCCGCTGCACCAGCTGAACCAAACGCACCTGGTCGTTACCATCACCTTTCAGATAAGCATTTTCGGCCTTGTCGTATACAGCCCGTCCAATCACCTGGATTAATTCATCCGTAGCATCTTCGATGTCCATTTCTATGGCCGAAAAATCGTTACCGGCATAATAGTTGCCGGTCATCTGGCGCAATTCAGCTGCGCCCTGTTTATTAAGATTGAATATCATGGTTTTTAGCTGATTTTAGAATAGCATCTGCTTTTTGTTTGTCATCCAATAACTTGAGCAATACCCTCAATAACTGGGTATTGTCGACCTCTTCAATACCGCCGAATACACCCGATTCCGCTACAGAGAATAGTATCGAGTTCATACCAAGCGACTGTTCCGGCGTGTTATCCTTCCCAGACGAAGTGAAGATGGAAGCAAAACAGACTTCACAGCCATCCAGGATAAACGTACCATTGAACAGAAATTCGCAAAAGCTGGCCATCCAGCAATACACACCCCATTTTAAGTAGTCTGGCATATTCACAATATCCTTTGCAGCCCTGCCCAATTTCGACGAAGAAAACGGTACACGTTTACCGTCTTTTTTGCGCCGATATAAAATCGCACACAATGAATTAAGATAAGCCACATCATGTGTGCGAGTGTATTCGTTCATCATGATTACGGCAAAACGAAATTCACCGAAAGTCAAATCTGCCCCATGCGATGCAGGGCCCCAGAACCCGGACCAGGAAGGAATCAGATTAACCGTTGAATCATAAGTAAGGGCAATGGTATTGGTCTCTTCGTCTACCCTCCACTGCCAGTCCAATGTCTTGGCCAACCTATTCACCAACAGATAATAATCCTTCCGTTTCGATTTCAGGCCCCGATGGCGAAGGACGTAACGACACCACAAGCGTTTGACATCAGTCAATGAAATAGCTTTAGGAGTAAGTATCAGAAGCATACGCAGTTTCAGGAGGTAAGCAAATTCAGCTGGCTGTACCTCTTCCCAGCATTCAGGGAATTCTATATCCTGTTTCATAATCACACCTGGTTTGTGGCCCGACTGGAGGCCGTTACATTATCTTCTTTGTTAATCACTTTGCGGTAAATACCCAAAAACAAATCCTTTTTATCCGGGAAATTGATATGAATGGCATCATTAATTGCTTCCAGGCATACGTCTTCAGGTATCTGCGTATCCGCACCGTAGAACAGTTTGAGGGCATAGAGCATCTGAGAGCCGGAATCACCCTTCCCGTCGATGATGATGTTGGCCAGCGAAGGGTTCAACCCCAGCCCACTGGTCGTACTCGAGTCGGCAATACGTGATATTTTGGTCAGTGCTTCAATGTACTTGTCGATGTTCATCTCAATGGGTTCTATCTGGAACTGGTGCACATTCCCATCGGACGGGTCTACGTAATCAGTCGTCATGAAGAATTTACCGACATTGTTCTTGCCCGCCATCACATCGGCCAGCTCACGCGACAACTGGTCTTTTAAGCTCTCCATCTGAAGATATAACTGTTCATCAGTTGCCTCCGGATGCATCGCACGGTATTTATCCGCCTTTTTGCTCCAGAACGCATCAGGCACATGTACTATGTATGCTGCCGCAATCATATTTTTATTCAGGTACTCAATTATCTCCGGAAGCGAATTGGCATCATGCATCCAGGGCATTGAGCCGAAGAAGGAGGATATCGCGTACATATTCCGGCCAAAGCTCCGCAAACAATGGTATTTCACGGCCACTTCGTGCTTAGCTGGCCGTTGTCGGTCAAATACCGGATATTTGACATATTTCTGGCTGCCGTAAAAATCAAAATCTCCGTTCAGGATATGTGTGACAGAATTCAGGTATCTTTCTTCATTCTCCGGCCAGCACAGGCGGCAGTCTTTAGACGGCAAGCACTCAAGGCTGTGTATCCACGGACGTCCTACACGGACGGACCGTGCGGACACATACTTGACGAATACCCCGTTCAGGTGGTTGTATTCGGTAAATGATTCACGGATGAAACGGCGATAATCCCAGCTATCAAGCCATGACTGCACTTCCGGGTCGGTAGTCCACATCTGGACGCGTTCGTTATTCTCGATACCCACACGATACAACATCGGCCCCTGACCGTAGAGCAGTCCAATTTTTCGAGAAAGAATACCTGGTGCCAGGTTGTTTTTCTCGAGCAGGTTACGGACAGATGAAGGCAAGTCGTTATCTGCCCCCCAGGGCACGATACGGACACCGGCCACTGTCGTAGGGCTACACTCCCAGTCTGACACAGCTGATCCGAACAGGTGTGTCAGAGAATCACGAAAGGAATCCATGCGGATGGCATAGGTGCCGACCGCTGTCTCCACAAAATTGATATTACCGATTTTCTTATTCATTTTTTATACGATTTTCCAATATTCCTTTAAGTCTTGCAATCTCTTCTTCAGATAGTCCGTACATGACACGCCCTATCAGCCGATTCAGGCCCCCATACATATTACGGGCGTACCAACGGTTCTTTTTCTTGGAATTCTCACGGATTCCCCACACTTCACGATTGGTATTTACTTTGGTCTTATTCTTCTTGTATCCGGACATATCGACACAACGACCGTAAGAGAAGAAGGATACACGCTGCCCCGGGTTCTTTCCTTCCATGAATGAAGAATAATTCAGCGAATCAAGGAGAGAACCGGAGTCTATCAGCTTCTGTTTATAGATGGCATCTGACAGTGCATCGCACAGTTCCTCTCCGAATTTGGAAAGTTCTTCCTGGATAAAGAGTAATTTAATATCGTCTGAAGCCTGGCTATTCATAGTTACTATCTGTTTTGGTACAAAATTAGCTTCAGACAAAGCCAGAGAAAAGGACACAAAAAAAGCCCCGCCGAAGCGAGGCTAAAAAAAAATTGCAAAAAATGTTCGAATTCTAAGCCAATGCAAAGATACAACAATTTATTGAGTGACAACGTGTCTTGTAATATATTCATCTTCTGTTATATCTCCACGATTCAAACGTTTCCAGTCCTGAAGGTCAAAGGTTATCGAACGGCCGTCATTCATTTGTATCTGCTCCGGAACAAGGCCCATTTCGGCGCGAATCTCATGGACAAGAGCGAGCACAGAATTCAGGCAAGCATCTGTATCTATACGATATACCAGTTTCATGACTCACCTCCTTTCGATTCGGCTTCAGGGATAAAAGCTGCAATCTCATTCCGGACGAAATAAACCGTACGTAAGTGAGTCAGTATTTCTTCTGCATCCGCATTGAGTGATTTCATGAAATAATCTATTACCTTATCAAGTTCTCTGACAGCACAAGCGGCTCCATCCTGTTCTGTCCAGTTCTGAATCACATCTACTGCTGCATCCGGCACAATACAAGGTTTCATCGTAAACCTCCTTTCCTTCCTGGTAATACATTTGTTTTCTCACTAAAGCGGAATTCTTTCTGAACCTTCACTAAGTCAATATAGGAAACAGTCTTCACATCATCTTTTACAGAAAAAGATAAACGAATCGGACCTTTTACAATAGTATCATCATAATCAAGAACAAACGGTTTGGTTTTAGGATATTTATCATTGAGTGTGTCCAGAATAAATCGTGCTTCTTCGATAAAAGCATCCTTTGACAGGTCATCAGGAAACAATGTATAATTAAAAGACTCTACCCATTGACCTAACTCTTTAGCTTTTGCATTAATCGGAGCATAAGAAAACGTATAATTAACGAACCATTTCATCGTAAACCTCCTTCCTTGCAAAGACGTAAAGAATGAATGAACCATACCAGGCATACTAATGCGGCCAGCGGAGTAAGGAAAACAGAACAAGCAAGAACAGAAAATGACAAAAGCGCATGGATGATCATCAGCATTTGCGCGTTTGTGATGGGCTCTTCCATCAGAGAAGACATAAAATGGTTTTCACGTTCTAACCATGTAGAACCAGATTCCGCCTGAGATACAGGGGTTGAAATTTGATTTTTCATACTGTAAGTGTTTGGCATTATAGACAGAAAAACGGCTGTCATTTCCCGTGTCGCCAAACACCTACAGATTTCGCTCACAGAGCAAAAAAGAGTTGGGAAAGACAGCCGTATAGCCGTTAGTAATAAAAATGGCTTCTACAATTAATATGTCTTCTGGGCATAAAAAAAGCCCATTAATATCATGAGCATTAACCGCGCTCTGCGATACGATAATCGTAAGTATTTGGCACTACAAATATAGGTAAAAATTTGAAGTGCACAAAAAGTGTAGCATATTATTTATCTTCAGGAGAAAGGAAAATTGATTTTTCACCAGTACCTACGTCCTCAATAATCAGATTACTATATGTCCAATTATTGGTATCTGTCCAATCACCACCTAAATAAACCATTTTAACCTTATACACATAAGATGATCTAACTCCAAATGCATTTTTTGCATTGAATTTCTGATAAACAACAAAAGTCGAATCAGAAACAGACTCACCCCTAATGTCTCTTTCAAACTCAGCTTCAGCTGGATATTTCAACCGAGCCTTTACAAAATCTTCAGAAGCAATTCCTGCCCTGGTCAAAGTCGCACCTTTATCCTCACAACTTAAAAAAGATATTAGCGCAAAAAATAGAAATAACAATCTTTTCATAAGCGTACTTAATATTGCGCAAATATATAAAACTTTCGTGACGAAAATATTTATTTGTGAATAAACCTTTAGCGTATCCTGTTTTGTGATTGATAAAGAAAATCCTATCTTTGTAGAAAAGCAGGTAAAATGAAGAAAATAATAGACTTTATAAAGTATTATAGAGAACAGCGTCTTAGAGAACGCTGCGTAAAATATGCATTAAAATCCTGTAAAGGAACAGAAAAAAGTATCGGAACTGAAGCAACCTTACTTTATAATTTTTTCAAAGCAGAAAGTAAAAATCTTACTGCTTTGATGTAATCCTTCTCGCAGGAAGAACAACCGGAACGTTAAATCGAACCCTACTTATAGAACTGTTTCCTTCTGTATGCGATTTAGAAGCACCACCCCCAATAACACAACTCATTACATTAACTTTACCGTCAGTATTCTTACTTTCATCAATAGAAACAGTAAGGTCAAATTCGACATTAGTCAATAATCTTTCACCAGAAGCAGTCTGAATACTCTGCATATCTTTTATCCGGACATAACTCAAAGGGTTAATTGTAGCATCTTTGTCTTTATATTCCTCATTCAAATCAGATACAGAATCTATAATTTGGGAAATAGTACTTTTAATAAATTCTTTAAGTTCCATAACGAAAAAATCACCCCCTCATACCGTGCGCCGACCGGAACCACCCGGAACCCGATTGAATACGGATTACACGATATGAGGGGATGAAATAAAAAGGTTTATATTCGGCTACTCAAAAGTATGAAATTGTTTTTGGATGGCAAAATTATAGTAAGAAAAACTCCTTGTCATTCGATTTTAAATAACAGGGAGTTTTATAAAAGAAATCATAATTCAGTTTACTTATTTACCGGTATAACCAAATAAATCTTGAATGATATTCTTTTTAAAATCTTTATAAGGCTTATCTATAAGTTCATTATATTGTCTCTCAACATGTATATTTATGCCATCATCAAAAATATTAGCCACAAGTTTATCCCTAAAATTATCACTCTTACCTAAAATCTTATCATAAAGATTATTATCTACAGCGGAAAGGAAATAAATAAACTTTTCATTTAACTCCTTGAATAATACTTGGATGTTTTGTTCAACAGCTACTTTATTAGCACCAGGGTCTCTTAAGACAGACAAATGGGTTTCCAAATCATCAAAAAATGAATAGACATGCTTGAGATTATAATCCAGAATCAATGTCTTTAGCAAACCTATTCTTCTATCAGCTTCCTTATTATCATCTTCTTTTTTATCTTTAGTCCTATATATATAAACCGCAAATCCAACATTGAAAAGAGCAATTAAAACTGTAGCGAGTTTATAAAATAAATCAACAAGGTTCCTTAAAGAAAACCAATCATCAGTGTTGTCCGAAACCAAATTTTTCACAGGAGCATTAACCAATGTGTCAACAACCTGTTCTATAATCAAATTATCCCCTAGCATAAGTTATATCAATCAAGACCTGTTTTATCATTAATTATTCTATCAATAGCTTCATCCAAAGGCCCCTCAATATTATAACCGTTTGTTTCCCACTGAATCATTTGTAAAAACCTATCTTTACCATATTTCTTTACTACATCATAAAAGAATTGTTCCAAGAATGAAGGAGTAATAGAATACACATCGCTGGGGATTTTTACAACAACAATATCGTTATCATCAAAAATCTTATTGACATTACTTCTTTTCCGAACATCTTCACCTCTGTCTCTACCTGTAAAGACTCTAGATTTTACTGAACCTAATTGTGTTCTATAGTTCTCCAAATCAATAATATTGTTAGTTTTCATTATTTAAATCGTCATCATTAATTAATAACTTAGCAAATATAATAGTACCTGGGAAATATTCAGGTACATTTCTCACATATTTTTCATCAGGAGCATCTGTAAGCTTACCAGATTCATTAAACGAGATAACACCACCAGGATATCCACCATCATGGTCAACCAGTTTATATGTACCATCAAAATCTATACGCGTATTACCTGAAAGAAGATACATACGTGAAATATCATCAACTTCCTCATCACCTTTAAGTTTAAAGAAACTATTTATAAACTGTATTGTACCATTACCTCGATGGCAAACATCACGAGGAATACAACTCACACCACCCTGTAATGAATAAAGTGTCCATAAACTCTCTTCTGTAAACTTGTCTTTCTTAAAGAAGCTATGTGACTTGAATTTTTCTGACAATTTTATCATTTTATCCAAACATTCTAAATTGATTGCAGTACCATCAATAGGATTCTTAAACTTTTCATATATAGTTTGTCCAAAATTCATTATCACCAGATTCAAAAGTCCAAAATGCTTACCATTTTGCAAACATTCTTCAAAATACCCAATAAGATAACGATATTTTAAGGAGGAATGTTCTTCTGCATTTATCAATGTTTCTCCAATAACATATCCTAATTCTTGCGCAGCTTCTTTTTTGAGTGACTTACCTACTCTTGATAAACAAGAATTGACATAATTCAACAATGTTGTTGTATCTATCTCTTTTTGGATTAAAGCACTGTTTGTACTAAGTTTCTTCTTGTCAAACCTCCTCAGTTTATATGGGATTATAGAGTTAAAATTGTATCGTCTATTTGTTAACTCTGCAGGTGAACCTATAGAGTATAACATGCGAATAACATCTTTATTTTCAATATTACAACCACCAATTGAACTTAATCTAATATATTTATCATAAACTCTTGCTTTCTTGCACAAGTTGATAAATTTATTAATATCCAACAAAATAGCATCCAAAAAGACTTGTGATGCCAAATCTACTTTTTTGCAATTTCTATAATCAAGTTCTAAGTGAGCACAAGTCTGAAATAAAAAAGCCGCTATAATTGAAGATAAGAAATCATAACTCTGTTTGGCATTATCAATTATAGAAAAATATTCTGGAACCAAGTAAGTACCTTTAATTTTATATTTTTCTTTTTTTAGTTTCTTAATATAAAACATGCTATTCTCACAACCAGTTAAATAAGCAAGATTTTTAGGCAAAAAATACTTTATTGCATCATCATAAGAATGAATGTTTTTACCAATATCTAAAAACGTTTTATCTTCACTCATAATTTGAATATTTCTTCTGTTGCGTTGATGTTTTTTATATATGCTTTTTAGCCTTCGTCTAAATCGTCTATGTGATAAATATTGACTAATCATAGTAGTTAAACCGAAATGGCGAACTCCTCACCAAGATAGCCCAAAGGTGTAACCTGCACCTTAATCCGGTTGACTACGGATTTATCTTGATAAGGAGTTCATATTTTATGGTTATAACAACCATATATGGTTAAATGTTCGGGCATTACAAAGATAATAACTTTCGAATAAAAAAAGCGGAACTTGTTGAAAAGTTCCGCCCATTAGTCAAGATATTTCGGTAAGTGTTAATCAAGCGAAATGTACTTGACTTAATTCATTCGCAAACTCATGTACAGATTTTTGTATTTTATCAATAGTAGTACGCGATGGCTTGCGATGTCCTGTCGCATAATGGCTTAACTGACTCTTGTTGATTCCTGTAATCCGAGATAATCCAGCAAGAGAAAAAGCCTGTGTGTAATAAGAGAGGAAAGAAGCCATGTCATACTTAAATTCAAACTCAACTTCTTCAAAAGGCTTTCCATCACGTTCGTATGATGATTTAATATCCTCATACCCTTTTTTGAAATCCTCAATAGCTTCTTTAGACGTTGCGCCTGTAGCAGTAACCAAATAGTCCATATCATCCGCATCCATATAGATGCTGTAGTTACCGTCAGAAGCCATTTCAATAATAGCAGATACCTTTTTCATAATCGTGTATTTTTTAATGGCAGGACTTATTTCAGTCCTGCCGCTTTCATAATTGCTTTTAATGTTCCGGTTGCGACTTCCTGTTTTCCATGGTTACTCATTCGGAATCGCTTCCCCGTTTTCGGACTTTCCCAGACTGGGTGTCCGTTCTGTTGTTCTCCAGTGTCAAAGCACCCGGCTTTTTTAATCAGCCGTTCCAATTCGTTGTACTTCATTTCAATGTTCGCTTGATTAACACTACAAAGATACTCATTTGAGTATCATTTACAAAGAAAGCAACCATAAATGATACTCATATTAATATCATTTAACAAGAACTATAAAGATAAACGATTCGCTTTTGCGTATAAAAATCGCCGTTTTCAGGCGTAAAAAAACGAAATACCTTATTCCCCGCCGCCCGATTTGCCGACAAACATAGTGCGAAGGCAAATCGGGCGGCGGGCGGCCGATGCGCTGCCCACCTCCCTAAACGCTGCTACGGCCATTTGCAGCCCCTACAGCCTGCCTTCGTCCCCGTAGCTGTAATAACTTCCATCCGTTACTATCACGTGGTCAAGAAGCCTGATATTCATAATTCGTCCCGCTTCCAGTAAGGCATGTGTCAGGCGGTCGTCGTCCTGACTGGGGCGGAAATTACCTGACGGGTGATTGTGGCAGAGTATCATGGTAGTGGCATTACAAGAAAGCGCCTCATGTAAAATCACTCTTACATCTACCTGAGTAGACGCCAGCCCTCCGACTGAGATACGCTGTTTGCGGATGATTCGGGATGCCTGATTCAGGAAGATAACCCAACATTCCTCTACTTTCAGGTCTGCCATGTAGGGAAGCATCACTTCGTAAACGTCGGCGCTGGAAGTTATACACTTGTAGTTGTTCTTCCGTTCCTTGATTCTCTTGTATAGTTCAATGACAGCCAGTGCCATCTCTCTGCGTGCCGGTGTCAGCAGGTTGCAAATGTCTTCTATTGACACATTGCTGCCGTTCGCTAACATGGCGTTCACCTGATTACTTGTTTCCTTGTTGTTGGTGAGCTGATAAACTACTTCTGCGTCGCTCAAGTGGCGGCATTCTCCGCAAATTTCGAATAAATCTTTCATAATGTTGTTTATTAAATTGTTAGACAAATAAGGTTTTCGCTAAAAACATTCCACCGATAACGGATGCGCCAAAACTTTCAAGGTGGCAGGCAAAACGAGCGTAGGAGTAACCACGGGTTATCACGTCATCGAAGACAAGCACTTTTTTATCTCTGAAAAACTCCTTGTCGAAGTTGATTACCTGCACGTCGTTTACGTGCTTTCCTGACTTGCTCTCGTGGATTGCCAGCCGTTCACCCTCTACCGTGATATGGCTGTATCCGTTTACTGCTCCCGATAGTCTGGCCACTTCTTCCGAAAACTCTCTGTATCGGATTTCATTTTTTCGCTGGCTGCTGGCTGGGATACAGACAAACACCATGTCACTCACTGACGTGCCAAACTGCTCACGGATTTTCTTTGCGACAAGCTGGGCAGCTGAAACGGCACATTTACCGTCTTTGAATGCCCACACAAATTTTCTCACCTGCCAGTCTCTTGCGCTGGCCTGATACTTTGTGGGCAGGTAGTCAAAGAAGTTGAACATGTACTTTCTGCACTGGTTTAGCATGGATTCGGTAAAGGGTTTCATATCGGTAGGTTTTAAATTTATTCTGGTGCCGAGCTCGGGTGTTGAGCCTTTTCTTTCTGCTCTTCCTGCTCTGAGCTTTTTTTTATTCCGTTCGCTTTCGCTGCGGTTTGTTTTCGCCTTTTACACCTGCTCAAAAGGTGTTCTGAAGCGTATAAAGACAAGTTTTCCGGAAAAGCCCGGCCTTGAATACTACCCTGAAAGGGTGGAGATTCTTTCAGGAACAGAGCTTGAACTTGGCATACGAAGCAGAACATTTACCTTTGCAGGTACAAAAGGCATAAACCGTAGCGGAAGTGATACCGAATTATTGGCGAAGAGCAGACAAAGAAGAGCAGTCAAACAATACATAGCTTTAGCTATACCGCCAGTAGGGAGAGCAACGGGGCGGGTGGGCCGCTGCGTGAACGCCTTCGCAACCTCAGAAAGACTACCGAGTGTCTTTCTACCTCTTTACCCGAAAAATCCCCATTCCATCATCAAATAGCCTGCGGTTGCCGATGGAATGGGGATTTTTCGGGCGAGAACCGATGTAAATGGGGCGATTTATCAGAAATTCGGGGCGAGTTTTTGCGTGAAAACTTGTCCCAGCAAATCTAACGGACTGAAACAGAGGTTTCAATCCGTGGAAGGAATCAAAAACCCTTGGTTTTTGTCGTATTTATGCCCGACGCGCGCCGCCCCGCGGTTGCGATTGCAACTAATTTTCATCTCGGGAAATGTGACGCAAGCGGAATCCCACCCCCTGCAAAACGGCACAAAAAAAATGCACCACCGTAGTACGGCAGTGCATCCAACCATCCTTAGCGAACGTTCTATAACATTATGGGGCATACGATGTCACCTTAGATTGCCATATACGCAAGAACTCCTTACGCATGAGCAGGTACTTGAGTGCATCTGTCAGGTTGGTAGATTCTTTAGGCAGACGTTCACGCGGCAACTTATCCCCAGTCTTTTGTTTTACCACCATCTGGCTACCACCATCATCTACTAACCTGGTCTTGGTTACTTCCATCTCAGACTTCAAGTTAGGACAGTTATACTGGTCTATCAACAGAGAGAAGAGCTTACCAGCCAGGTTCCCGGACAGCAGGTCAGACATAAACCGGTACTCCAGATTCGAACCGATATTCCCTTGTCCTATAGACATTAACTGTACACGCCATCCGGTCCTTCTACCTTCTGCATCATATTCAATGGCATTCTTAATCTGTGTGGCCATATCCGCCTTCACCCCCTTGTAGTTGTTCATCGCACGGTCATAGTACAGCTTCAGCACCTTGGTACGCCGGGGAGCGAAATACCGGACGAACTGTGCCCCCAGTTCCCGCACGGTATCAGGAGGAAGCGTGAAGAACTCCTTCAGCACACGGTACTCACGCCCCAGCTGCTGCCCTACCACCAGAGACAACATATTACCAGCATCCATTCCTGCCTCGAGCGGCATGTTGTTGTTATGGTAACGCAATACCGTACAGTCTTCCTGCCATCCCAGCGGCTTCTGGTCTATAATCTTATTCAGGAACCCGTCTGCATAGAAATGCCGGATGGACAGATTCGGATAGAACAACATGCTGGCCTCTATCTTCGGGATAATGGAAAGGATATTACAAGACAAGCCCTCCAGCCCTTCAGCCAATTCATCAGAGAACCAGTCCAATCCCAATATATCCGCATTGACATAAGAAGAAGAAATAAAAAAGAACGACACACGGCGGCGAGTCTTAATCCATCGCTCTTCCCAACGTTTCATATTACGACGGGCCAGTTCGACAGCCCTGGCAGCTTTATCTACCTGATTCTGTAATGTCCGCTCAGTACGTTGCCGTTCGACCAGTTCCCGGTACTCCTGCAGATGCGACACATAGGTCTTCTTACATTCGTTATACACCAGTCCGGCACGCAGCATAAGCATAATCTGTTCTTTTTTATTCTGCGCCGACAGCTTCAAAATCCAATCGTATTCACCCAGATGGTTAGGGTTCGGCATATCAGTAGTCAGTGTCCTGGAACGGTACCACACAGACTGTCCGTAACGCACATAGAATCCACGTACGGCCTTCAGCAAGTTGGTAAACTTCTCTTCCGGAAAATATTTAACCTCGTCGCCAAACACGCCCACGTAGGAACGTCCGGCACCAATGGCCAGACGATCCAAAGATATGAAGGTAAAATTAAAGCCTGTGTAAAATACCATGGTATTACGCCAGTCGGTACAGACATTATACATTCGCAACCGCCATTCTTCCGGAGGAGCTTCGTTGATTACGTAATGCGTGCCAAGTTCCCACCCGAGGAGCTGGAGTCCGTCAATCAACGATGGAATCACGTTCTTATGAAGGTCAGAGTAAGTATCGGCCACCCATGCGAACGGGGCGCCCGGGCAGTCCTGGGCTGCTTCCTGCACCCGTTCAGCCAAAACCTGCACTGTCTTGGCAGATGCACGACCGGCCACCCAATAGAGTGACCAGGGCATCATGATGGCCAGCAGCTGGGCCGTCCAGTTGGCAAAGCGTGTTTCCACGCTATCCTCTGTAATTTTCAGTTTTTTCTTGCGTGTCATCGAGAATTTCCTCAAAGTTAATATCTATTACCATCGCATCACGTTTAATGCGTGTACGGTCTTTTTCTGTAAGGTCAGGAATCTGGTCAATCTGGGCGGCAAGTGCTGTCCGGTCGATGGAAGGCACACCAATTCGAGTTGAATCAAGAGTATAGACTTTTATATCTTTTTCCTTGATTTCCTGCCGTTTTACCTTATCAGGCTTATCCAACTGTTTAACCTTCCATGCCTGAGTCAGCAAGTTACCGTATATCTCCATATCCTTCGCGCCGTTAGAAGATAGTAGAACCGCCTGGGCAGCTTTCATCAGGTTGTCGTAAATCATATTACGATGTGCGGCAGGCTCAATGGTATCATCCATGTAAAATAGATTCACGGCCTCGTAGTACATTTCCCTGGCACGGGGTCGGGAACAACTGAAAGGTTCGTGCATGAGCATGGAGATGGCACGATCCTTTCCGTATTTGCGCGTAATGCCGACTACGGCAAAAAGCGCATTATAGTAGTCCTGTTCTTCTTCGGACAACTGATATTTGCAACCGGACTCAATGTAGTCCTGCAGCTGCTCGTAATAAGATTTCTCAAACATCTAAATCATCAAAAAAAACTTTTGAAACATTATTTTTAAACTCGATTGCACGGCGCATCTTGTCCAACCGCTGGGCCTGTGTCACATTCTCACCCGTGGCTGCCGCATCCGCCATGGAAATGCCTTCTTTGGCCGTCTGAAGGAGCTGGCCACGGTCATAATGATACTTCAGGGGTGACATAAGAAGGCTATAATAGAACATAAATTCGTTTACCTCTATGTTGTAGTACATGGCTATCTGCTGGGGCGTGTAACCTATCCCAGCCAGTTTCTCGTATTCTTCTATGGGGATACGGGAAAACCATTCCGGACGATTCTTATCTGTCCATTTTATTACCGATTCTGAATTCATAGACTTTCTTCGATTTTAAAAATACATACTGTTCCTCGAGGGCATTTTCTCCATAGTTTCCGGAACCTTCCACCACATAGCATCCGGTATCCGTGTCCAGGCAAGTCACTTTCTTGTGTGTCCATCCATAGGTAAGCGTAATAATACCCTCGTTATGCAGCTGCTTGAGTCGGGCAAAAATCAGCGGCATACGGAACTTGAGCGTTTCGGACACATGAAGATGAACGGTACCAATCAACCCTTTATCCTTGTAACGCAACAGCGCATTGATAATTCGCTCGTTGGTGGAATAAGTGGCCACATAGATGTGCCGCACGTAGCCGGCATGGCGAATCAGGTACACAATGAAGGTAAAAGCAGTGAAGCTCTTACGGGTTTCAATGAAGAAGGCTTCATTGGTTTCCGGAAGACGGCCGCACAGTTCCTTCAGGTTGTTCAGCTTGAAACACAGAATATTCTCGAACCGCTGGGAGTACATGCGTGACTGTCTCACCTCGGCAAACAATTCGTCCAGATTGAAGTACCTATTCATCGCCCAGTAACCGGTTTATCTCTGCCAGCTCGGACTGGTAGGCTTGAAGCCGTGCCCTCCGCTCCAGCTCGAGGTGTGGCTTATCCCGTTTGGCCATCTCATCCTGAACCCGCCAGATGTTGTTACGTAATCTTTTCTGACGCACCATGAGCTGCTTCACATTCAACGTCAATAATTCTCTCCGGCGGTGGAATGCAGTAAATATCGGATGTTTGCCCAGGATGGAATGATGCTGCTGGTAGTAATTCAATTCTTCCCATATCATCCGATTCTCGAGATAGGAGTTAATCAGTTCCCGGGCCACCTTAGCGCACTGTTCGGTAGACGTACATGAGCGAAGCTGCTTATGCAAATTCACATAGGCGTGATATTTGGTGAATTTTCGCGATGCCAGCGCTTCGAGTTCAGCCGGACAATCCGGTTCGGAAAGGAAAGGGAATTCATCACGGAACGATTTAGGTTTACGTTCAGAAAACAACACAACCTGGGAAGATGCCACATAGGTATAATCTTCATCAATCCCATATTTTTTACACAACCAGTCAATCATCAGGCGGCGATTAGCCACCGGATTGGACTTGATCAGGCGTAAAGTCAAAGAGGGTGCGCCCGCCTCGATAAGAAGCTGCACACCCTCTTCGGCGTTCGCACCTGCACGCAACCAGGTGAGAATTGTTTGTTTCATTTCTTAGTATCCAGGAATGGGTTCAAAAATTTCACATTCTCCTGAAAATGCTTCAGGTAAAGGAAACATTTGTCTGCAATAAGCCGTTCGACCGTCTTTGAGTCAGGCTTCTGTGAGACGACCGGAAGAATCCATCCATCTGTATGGAAGTCCAGACGAATGGGGTGTACCGCATACGCACAACCATATACAGTGAGTAAGTGATACTTTCCAGAAAGGATATCCGGACATTCTTCAAACATCTCTGTCAGCTTTTCCTTCTCCAGCAATACCGGGCAATGCGTATTGTAATCATACGCTGCAAGCCGTAGCGTATCACTCAGCAAAGCAGCAGTATTTTTCATCATAACCGCTTCGGCTCCGGTATAACGATTTGGATTGAGCATACCAAAATGCTTAAATATGGCGATATGACACAAGCCTACATTATCTATCAGATAGGAACCAGGTTCAATCAGAATAAATTTTTCAGACACAGACTCAGATACTATGGCCAGCTTCAATACCTCGAGAATATCCAACTGGCTTCCTTCAGCACCATTGTATTCAATATGCTCAATAAACATATCCTTAGTATATTCTACCTGGTCACCAATGGTGACAAAGCGAATATTTTCAAGCAGGTATTGAGCACAAGATTCAATCACCTTCACAACCTCTTCTTCCCGGTGTTTCGCCTTGAAAAAGGGAATCACGACAGTATAAAAAGGATTTACATCCTGTGCATTCAAATCGCCTGTAGCACCTTCAGGTGAAGTATTCACCGAATCAGAATCGGTTTTAGCTTGTAATGTAGCGTCTGTTGCTTCAGATGCTGTATCCACTGCACCCAGATTTTCAGCAGGCTGCTCTACTGTAGCAGCCTGCTCTAAATTATCTTTTTTCTTTGTCATACACCTTCTTCTAATGAAGCGGCAGCTGCCGCTGTTAAACCTAAATAACCATCAATATCCGGGTCTTCTGTTTCTGGAATCAAATTCAGAGGAATACGCCCAAGAGGAGATGAAGGAATTTCGGATGCCAGTTCAATCGTATTCTTGCAAGCCTCCTTATCGTCCTGTCCTTCATCAGAGCTGAACACCAAAGGAGTGCAAGGAGTACCAGCGATTTTCGCATCTTCAGTACCGCAATTAATCACGATAGAACCTAAGTCTTCATTCACAAGGGTATTGCGGCAAACCGCCATTTCTTTAGTGTCTCCTGGTGACTCCCATGCTGTATGATGCAAGTACCCCTTAGCATCGGCGGAACCAGTCAGAGTATCCCATGATTTAATGGTACTGGATGTACCATAGACAGCAATCGGTTTTTTACCTTCTGCAAAGGCAAAAGCAGTCACCGTAATACCATCAGTATCTTTCTTAAAGGTTTTTACATCTTCCCATCGGAAGAGAATCACATAATGCTTCTTGCCCTTCGGTCTACCGGCCGAAGAGCTTGTTTTTTTAACTGAAACTAAAGTTTCTGCCATATTCATACCTCCTATAATTATACACCCAGTTCTGCAGGTGCCAGTTCATCCACCAATGCAGTAGGCAAATACGCAAAAATAGCTTCCTTTATCCAGAATCCGGTACCTTCGCGCCACTCACCCAGCACCTTAGCCTGATAATCATCAGAAGTCATTCTCAAGCCCATGGTTTTCGGGTCTCTTGACATAAGGTGTTTGAAATTTTCTTTCGGTGTAATAAAGAACGCTCCGGTACCACGCATTCCTTCAATCGGGCCGAAAGTGAAGCGAGAAAAATCGACCTTGATTTTTTCTCCGTCTTCATTTTTAGTAGTCGGATATTTGTCGCGATATGCACGACCGTACTTGACAATCAAGTCCGGATCCGCATGAATGAACATGGTCTTATTCTTGTATAACGGACTTACTTCGTCTACCGCCTGTTCAATCTGCTTCAAGAGTTCTTCGCCCTCACCCAGTTCTGCCGTATCATTAAGCAGCCAAGTCACATCGGTATCTGAAGCCTTCTTCAAATCACACAACTGTGTGACAAAGCCATCACAAGTTTCTTCAGCCTTGTTTGGAGTAAACGAATCCTCAGATGCAACCGGATCTTTGTAACGTCCCTTACATAATGCCAGTTCGCGATCTTCATCCAATTTCGGACGAATAAGCTGTTCAACAATATAACGCACAATCGGCATATCTTTCGGTTCCAGCTTCTCATCATACAAATAACCCAACACATCGTTGATAATGTCTGACGGATAGATGGACACGTTGATTTTCATCGGGTACATCTTAATCGTCATAGGAGTAAATTTGGATTTGCCTTTCGGGGTGAAACGCGGAGTAAATGTCTGCAGCACGGAGTCAATGGCAGCCTGAGAGGCGCGAACCTCAAATTTGTCTGTGATGATCGTCGACATATAGCTCGTACAGGAAATAGGGCCTACCAATTTGTTGAAAATGGAAATTTTATCCGAAGAAACATACTTTCCGAATTCAGTTTTCAACTCGTTAGTATCGACGGTAGAATCACCTGTCCACACATCACCTGCAACTGCTGCATAATACGCCTTGTTATGCATCAGACTCATGTCCGGCTTAAATTCCTTTTTCATCTTACCATCTGTTCCGTTTGTGACCTCTACACCACCTTCACCTGGTAACTTACCCAATTTTTCATTTTCAGCCTTCAGTTTCTTAATTTCATCCTGAAGCTGGGCAATGGTAGCCGCGTCCTTTTTTGACTGGGCTTCATATTCAGCAGCTACACCTTTAACCGATTCCTCGGCAGATACCCCTTCTTTCTCCTCCAGTTCAGCCAAATCCTTGACGAAAGCATCCGTAAATTGCTTTCCCCATTTTTCAGTAAGTTTCTGCTGATCACCGGCAGATAGAATGGAATGGCCATCGGCATCCTTGGCAAAAGAAGAGATGCCCAGAAACGACATGACGGCAGTAACCGTCAACAATAAATTTCTGTTTCGCATTTTATTTTATGTTTTTTGTTTGTAAATAGGCAGAAACCGCGTTGTCTCTTGCGATTTCACGCGCCCTGTTAATTGCATACTGTTTATCACCGATAGAATCAATCAGGCCGTATTTCAGTGCGTCCTCTGCATAGAACATACGTCCGGAAATGATACCCTCTACTGACTTGTCTAATTTCTCCCCACGGCGTGTTACCACTGAATCCTGGAATCGTTGTGCCAGCGGATTCAGCTCTTCACGTTTGATAAGTTCATATTTACCTTCTTTGGCCGCTTCAAATGGAGCGTTCTTATAATTGGACAAATCGGAATAAATGGTATGTATCTTGACACCCTCTTTCTCGTAATACTTGGCATAATCGGGAAATGACATCATTACACCGATGGAGCCGAACTCGGAAGAAATGGTATTCGATGCGATAATCTCGTCACAGAAAATGGCCGTGTAATAGTTGGCAGAAGCGCACATATCGCAATATGCGATTGTAGCCTTCCCACTTTTACGCGCAAATTCAATCGCCGCGGTCAATGGAGCGATGGCATCCACACAACCACCGCCGGAATCCATATCCAATATGATTCCAGATATATTCGGGTTGGAGGCAGCTTCATATATCATATCGGCTATCTCGGTAGTACCATACGCGCAATACGTGCCATACTTCAGCATGGTACCGTGTACGGGAATAATTGCTACGGTATCAGCCGGAAGGTCTCCGGCAAAAGAAGATGTCCGGCTCATCTCTTTAGAGTAAGCCTGACCTTCGATAGGTTTACGATCTGCCAGCGTTCCCTCTGCAGACTTGTCGAAGGAACCAGTAATAATCTGCTCCAGAATTTGGTGCGATGACTCCACGTCACGCAAGGCTATAGCCCATTGGGAGCGCATAATGGCAGAATACAGGTGTGATAAATGCATAGTGTAATTATAGTTTTTTCGTTGCTGCAAAATTAGATGCACTATACCACGCATAAAAGGACTATAAAAACTTGCTCGATTCCGGCTGCTGCCCCTTATATGTCAATCGTAAAGCATGGGGAGAACCGTCACCTGACAGGCTTAGCACCACCGGGAACTGGTCGGTACCAACTACCCTCGAATTGCCGTCAGTATAATCCAACCGAACTAAAAGATAGATTCCTATCCATGCCATTATTTCTCTCTGATTCTCTTGAGAAGAGTCAGAAAACGAAATTGTGAGATTAACCTCGTAATTTGTACCATCAGAAGATAACTGCTCGCTAAATTCAGCAGATGAAAATTTCATTTTGTCCCAAATGCCCGATACCTTAATCTGTGATACACCTGGAACATTAGTCACCGTGGATTCAGACAATGCGATAAAAGACACGCCGCAAATTGCAGCCCGTTTACTTTCTCTATTTTGCATAATTGCTTAAAGTTTAAGTAGTTTTGCACGTGAACCTGCAAAATCAATTAAAGATTAATGTGTGAAATAATATTAAGGGAAAAGGCTTAATTGAAGTTCATTAGCAATCTCAGTAGTTATGCGACGACGATTACGGTAGTCATACTTTTTCACAGTGTCGTAATTAACTGCATTTCTCTTGATATTATAGCTATGAAGAAACGCCTGGATAATCTTATCCTGCTTGTACCCCTTCGAATAGCCTACAAAGAAGTATTCCTTGATACGAAGCCTGAACTGAGCTTCGATGAATAATCGCAGCTGCTTCTGCTTCCATTCTGGAATGTAAACAAAATTCTCACTAAATATGGCATGGTTCCATTCCTGCACAGGGAGAATTATCCGGAAAGGATTCTCCCCCAGCTCTTGCTTTCTTGGTCGGTCCGTAATAGTAACCATTGCCTGGATCATGCGACCTATCTCATGTGTACCATCCGCCATCAGCTCACCCGTACGCCGGTTCTGCTTCAGCTCATGGTATAGAAAGTCCTGAAGATGCGGTGCCAAATCAATAATAACGAAAGGTCTGTCCATAATTATATATGCTTTACGCAAAGATAACCATAATGCGGTAAATATCTCGCATAAAACCATACATATCAACCCACCTTTCGCATAGATAGGTCTAAAATTCGTGCTTGAGTGCACAAACAGCCTTAAAAAATCATATCTATTTGATTATCAACATATAAAAACCGTACTATTTTCGCACAAAACCCGTACAAAATCGAGTGCGCTGGTACTTTCGTGCATTTTTCGTGAGATAGTACGGAAAGTGCGGAATAGTGCAAAAAGAGTGCAGACAAAACATTTTGAATATCAATTAATTAAATGAATAAAAATTCATTCTGCACGATTGCACGATTTTTTTTCTAAAATAAATAAGGGTATATTTACAGCCTTAAAAAAAATAAAAAAAAGAATATTATTATATGCCGTATTCCGCTTTTTCGCACAAATGCACACCAATTCTTAATCTATCTAAAAAAGGGGTGAGAGGGGAAAAGCCGGACAGGGGAAAACAAATGGCGCACCGCACGCACAGAGTGCGTACAGTACGCCAGGAAAATGCTTCGACTATGGTTTTCAATAAATGTTTCGACTGTTGTTTACATCAAAGCTTCAGGGTAATATATATCGCATAAGAATTCGAATTCGCGTGGGAGCTTTCGGCACCCAACTATCACCGCAATACCTCGTGCGGCCAGCTCGTATAAACGCTGGGTCGTGGAGGGGCTTTCGCGGAAATTAAAGTCATCTACCAGCACATAATAGGCCTCTGAGAGTTCGATGTCATATACGGAATGCTTCAGAATCTTCCTGGCATCGCTCCTGATGGTAGCCAACCGGCAGCGCATGGCCAGCTCGCAAACCATGTTCGTACGCTGGTTATTATCCGGACTGATGCAGGTCATTATTTTGTTTTCTTTTTTGCTCATATAATTTGCTATTTATTTGGTAGTTAGCTGAAAAAATCGTACCTTTATAGAGTAATAAATTGGGGTATCGCATACCTACTTCGAGTAGAAATGTCTGCTCAAATGAACAGGTTTTACGTATCCTGGTCTTCTGTATATTTTCCGGTAATCAGCCGAAAATTCAATCTTATCCATACTTATGTCATCGTGCTGGTGATAATATATGTACTGGCAGACTACCTTAATAAACACATCAATACTTTCTGGAACAACCACTTCACAGACGCTGATAGTATCGCCCGGTGCCAGTCCGTCAAGCATATTATATACTTCTTCCTGGAACTGGACGAACCTTACCATATCTTTACGGTATACGTCCAGCTCGGAGTCATCATTCAATCGATATTTTGATAAATCATTGTTCATCAGTAAGAAATTCTGCTATCATTATTATTCACAGCCTTTTGTTGCGCATATTCAGAAGATGTATAGTACTCAGGTGTACCAATGGTAAAATATTCCACACCTCCTGCCTTATCGTCCAGGATAGGATTACCTGAACGGGCGTCAAACTTGCAAGGCTTCCCGGTCACCGGGTCCAGCTTCTGGGGATTGAAGATGTAGCCGCGGAACTGGCAATACTTCAGCAATCTCTTCTTGAACTCAGTAGGAGAATTAGAAAACTTGCGCATGTTCGGATCATAGTTGCAGTATTCATCATACAGTGTCTTACGAACCAGCCGGACATTCAAGTGAGAATCTGCACTGAAGTATTCATCTGCCCAGGAAATGAATACCTCAGTGATTTCCTGACGTAACCTACGTTCAATCAAACGCTCCTGCGGTGCCTGTACGACTCCAAACTGAAGGTAGAGCTGCACGCAATTAGCTACCAGATTCCAGCACAAGTTCCATTGTTCAAAATCCCATTCCGTAAAGAAATTGCATCCGAAGTCATCTATCGGCTTATGGGTGTCGTTGTAAAAATCACTGAACCCCAACAGCCATTGACGATCTGTGAAAGAAGCACCTTCACCCCGGATAGCATGATTAGTGGCAATGTATATCTTTGGAGAAGTCTCGTATGGAAATGTAATACGGCGGCCGCCCTTATAATTGACTGTCCAATCTCCTGTAAGATTTGGGAATAGACGTTCAAAGTTAAAGTTCATCAGCACGTCATCAATGAATACCAGTTTGGTATTCTCAACCACATCGTTCCATACGAACTGGTCCTCCAGCAAGTCTTTCCGCTTCCCGTTCACGTAAGCTGAAGGAAGAATATGTTTCATCAGCACACCGATAAGCGATTTACCGGAACGGCCATTTGACTCTCCCACCTCTGATTGCTTGCCGTCCATGCCAATGACCGCGCGGTTAACGGATACATCCTTGTACTCCATTGCCATATAACCAATCGCACAGAGTTTGGCAAGCAGATGTTTTCTGTTCTCAAGTAATTCCTCCGGTTCAATCTCCATTTCTCTTTTACGCCAAGTGAAGTTGCTGGTATTGATCAGGAACTGTAAAAAATGACAGGTCTTCCCTTCCGGAGACAAGGTATAGTCCAGCGTGTCATCATGCCCGGTGAAGGTGATCAGTGGGCGGCCAAGGTATTTTGCCGGGAAATCACGTCGCTGTTCTGCCCATACATGATGGGTGATTGACTCGTATCCAAGCTCCTTCACTTCATGCTGCGTCACACGCCAGCAGTTTTTCTGAAAATAGAATATCTGTTCGGTACCTACCGGATGAAGGAAGTCAGGATAAATGAAGTGTAGCAGGGATAATTTATCCGGCCCTACATACTGTGTCACACCCTTAGACAGCATTTCGTTGATAGCTTCAGAACAGTTGTTTTCCGCAAATTCAAAAAGGAAGTCGCGGGCTTCAGAAGCCTCGATTACACGTACAAATGGCTGCTCCAGCCGGATGAACTGGAAAGAACCATCCAGTCTCCGGAAGCGGCCAAAGCCACGGTTCTGCAGGAACCGACGGCTGGGTACATAGCGGAACTCATATTCCGTGTAAGTATCACCGCTCCGGCGGGACTTCTCCACCGCTTCCCAAAACATTTCGTCTGATTCAATCGCCTGGGCAGACTCAAGCTGCCCGGATTCATTGATACGCCAGCGGTGTGAACCATAGCGGAACTCCGGAAGACGTGACAACACATCCTTGTGCATTTCGGCAAAATGCTTAACCGAATCAAGGCCCCATAACGTAGACAGCTTATGGTCAGTGTATGCTGAGATGCGAAAAAGCTGAAGATACTTACCGGTCAGGTTCTTTTCATTAATCAGCTGGTCGAAGTCGGCCATCAACTCCTGCTCCTTACCCTGAAGGGAACCAGCCAGCAGGTCATCAATTCCCTTTTCGTTTTGCTCGTTTTTCTGCACATGGCCGACATAGATTTCTACGTATAGTTCTCTGTTCCGGAGAGAACCCATATAGTCACGAAAGTTACGCGCTGCATAGTAGAAATTACGCGGACGCTTCTCTACCTGGTCATTGATACGTATGTTGGCCGAAAGGTCATTCCAATCGGAATCCATAATGAAAAACACTTCCTGGACATGACATTTCTCAATGATTCGAATCAGGTCTTCAGGAAGGCGGCCACCGCAGGCAATGTTCTGTATGCCGGATATAGCAAGCGAATACATGCCATGCTTACAGGCTTTTTCTGCTTTCTTCTCACCTTCCTGGATGAAGAGTCGCTGCAGGTGTTCACCTTTGTTATAAAGCTGACGGATTTTGTCCGGAATGTATATCGGAGTACCGCCCCCATAAGGTGAACGGTACTTGAAGGGTTTGCCTTCCTTATCCAGGTGTTCCTCCGGGTACTGCCAGCGAACACGGAAGTATTCGCGCATTTTGCCGGTCGGTTTGCCCTTTGCGTCTTTCTGTTCATAAGTAACAGGTTTCCCCTCGAGGTCATAATACTTAATAATAACATCATCGCCATTCAAGTCGATGTCACCTTTTGAATTGACCGTACCTTTGCTGAAGGTATGGGATAATGTCACTGTACGGTTAGTGGTGGAATCAAAGACATGTGCTACCACATCGTCCATGGTAAGTCCTGAACCCTGAAGCATAGCAACACAATAAGAAGAAGCGTCCAGCCCCTTAAGCTCTTTAGAACCTTGTTTGGGTTTTGTTATCTTTGGTTTCGCAGGAACAGGAGAAGAGGTAATATCCACCCCAAATCGTTTAGCCAGATACAATAGCGCATCGTTGAACGCCATGTTCTGTACTTTCATCAGGTAGGTGAGGGCGTCATGGCCTCCGACATTACATTTATTAAAGCACCCATATAGTTCTTTCTTTGAATTGTAATTGAAAGTATTCTTACCACATACCGGGCATTTACCCCGGTAATCGTAACCTTTTTGCTCTTCCATGTCCTGGAAGTCTCTAATGACTTCCAAGACATGCCCCTCGGCAGCTCTTTTTATTCTGTCAGTGTTATCTTTGGTTATATATTGGCTCATATTCTGGTTATTTTTTGCAAAGGAAAAAATTAGAAAGTTGCTGCAAAAGGACTATTTCTTAGTAACTATCTCCAACCGGACTCGCCCATGCAGTCCATTGTTCAGGAAAAGTCGGGTGATTTTCATCCATATATCGTCTTCTGCTGCGTAAGGGGCAAACGCCCGGATAATCTTACGAGCATGATATTTTTGCATCCTACGGCGTTTTACCAGGTGCAATCTATTCAGTTTTACACTATCTTTTTTTCTTGTCATGGTTTTTCTTTTTTATGAAGAATTTGTGCTTAGCACGCAATCTTCGGTTCAATTCTGAAATACGGTCGTATTCAGTGGGTATGTCTTTATATGTTACCATCTAATAAAACTCCTGCTATATCTTGAGAAAGCACATCAAGAATAAATATCCGTTCATTCTCTGTGTAATTTTGAATATGTTCCCGGACAAAACCAAGTTCCATCCGAGCTACCTCCTTCAGCTCTTCTCCCCTTGGAGAGAGATAACCGATACCGGCTATCTCGGCCGATATTTCCGGATTTGTATTTTTTGTTCGGTCTGTCATAATATTCCTCTTTTTACCAAACGAGATATTGCTATTTCTTCTCCCAAGCCAATTAAAAGCCAAGGATCGGCATATTCAACAGTAATATTCGACATATCCTTATATTCAGCATGCTCCTCAATCTTTATGATACGTAATACACATTTATTATGCGTTTTTTCGATTTTCATCTTTAGTATATCAGTAATTTCTTTATCGCATAAAAAACTTATTTTTTCCATACTACTATATTTTCATCAGTCATCCTCTATAATTTTCTTCCCACAAAAAGGGCAGTACTGGTAAGTTAAGTCAATACTGCTTTGACTTTTACAAAAGGTACCATCCTTCTTTTTCTTTCGATATAAAACCTCTATAGAAGGAAGTAAACGTATCTTTCCATTAATAGGCGTAAATACACCTCGTATCATTGCATGGGGGTCACCTGTGGCCTCTCTCACTTTCTCCTTAGCTTCTTCAAAACAATTACATGCCATAATCAATCCTCCTTTTTCTCGAAAACGTTAATAGGAAACCAGTATATTTTACTCTGTTTTTTTGTTTCTTCATATACCATTTGTCTGACTTTGAATACCATATCGACATCCCGAGAAGCAGATTGTAATTTTGTTTTCATTGTAGTGGTGTCTGTAGCCATTACAATGGCAATCAATAATGTATCATCTATCATGATGTGTATAACTTAAAAATCGTCTTGTTTCTTTAACCGATTTGGGTCTCTCAGTTTTTTGCTGAAATCTATCAGTTCTTTAAGGACTTTTTAAGGAATTGTGCGGCAAAAAACAGAGGGAGCGGTTAAAGCCTGCACGCAATAACCGCTCCCCCTGAATATCCTGAAACAAGAC